AGATCCTTGCAGTCGCTCGCAAAGATACATCAGCTCTTCGTTCTGAACGACCTGATAATCAGGACCAACAACACCAAGGATGTGGTCGTTATCGTCACGAGTAGTAGCAAAGAACTTGCTAGTACCATGCCAATCCTGATCGTTTTCAGACAGTACGAAGATGGGACGCTTACTGACCGTCCAATCAAGTCGAGCCTCAGTCATAGCCTGAGTCGTAGACAGCCCCTCAATGGGGCTTCCAATAGAATTAAATGCGCTCAATGATTTTCATCCTTTCGATGAAGGTGGTAAAAGGATACCACTCTCGGTTGTACAATACCCATCCGTCATCGGAGAAATCAGCAATGATTCCCCGATCAAACAGATCATTAATGATACCAGCGGTCGAGGGATCCGTATTGCGGATCAGTTTCGATTTCAGAGGGTTCAGTTCCATATTCGTTGAATCCACACATGGGGTCATCATTGGGATCATACTCATCATCCCAAGGATTAGCGGTAGAAACCATTCACATTCTCCGTATGGGGGATGTTCTTAGCCAGATCAAGCATCTTCTGGATCTCATCATTCAGATCAAGGAGATCATCATAGGTGATGCTGATACGCCGATCACCGATCTCGACGTAAATGGAGGGACCATAATTGTAACTACGATTCGTCTCAAACGAAGTAGTCATGTTAAAGGTCAGCTTATCGGGAATAGTAAACGTGTAGCCAGAGTAGGCAGAAACAATATTAGTTGCCATAGTAAAGAGATTCCACAATCTTAATGTCACGGACCATCACGGAGTCACGGGGATAGGGCTCGATAACGTATCGAACCCCGAGAATATCAGCAAACAAAGCAGCATCCCTAATGGAAGTAAATGCTGCAATACAAACCTTAGGATCATAGTGGTTGCTTGGGTTACAAACAAACACACAATGAACATCGTTTTCGTGCTTAGCAGTTAGCATCTTTTGTACCTTCAAACCTCATCAGGAGTGATGTCAATGAACTCCTGCATGTCAGGACCACCCCAACACTCAGGGACTTCCTCATTGATGATGTCATTAACAACCTTGGCAAGCCGAGGCTTATTGACACTCTCGGTACCAAGAAGCTTGATGTTGATTGCCTCAAGGCCAACAATGACCATAGAAACATTGTCCTCAGTGACCACATCAACCTTAAGGCCAATCTCCTTGAGCATTGCCTTGTTGGTGGTCAGGGGAGCATTCTCGTCAATGTACATAGCCGCCACATAGGACGGCACCTTGGCTGACTGAGCATAAGTATTAATCTTATTCTTACGCTCAGCAACCTTACGATCAACAACCGACAGATCAATCTTATTCATAGTTATTTACCACCATCCAATGATGGTGGCTCCTTCATCCTTAACAACTTCGAACCACTTGAGGAGATCCTGTACCTCCTCAAAGCTAATTTGATAAGTATCGTTACATCCAGAGTTGTTAAACTCTGCGAAGATAACTGGGTTAGTCTGGTTCGAAAGAGCCTTATACATTTGCTCTACGACATCTGCTGGAATCTCCTCTTCACAGAGGGAGACACCAGTGCAGTACTCAACCCAATCATTATAAACCTTGCCCCTGAAGGAGTTACCACCCCCAGAGAACAAACCGCCACAGAGTTTGTTCTCGGGGAACAAACTATTGGGTACCAAGTTGGTAGCCTTCGGATCATCACTAAATTTGTGATGATCCTTTCCATATGCCGCGTAGGTATCAAGTCCCATTGAGATCCTTTCTGATTTCAAACTCAATCGACACATCGGAATAACCCATTCCAATGTGCATGTGCAACTTAGCCGACAGTTCATCCTTGGTACACCAGCCACAATCAGTGGCTTGCTCCATAATGAACAAGATCATGGACTCGTAAGCCTCAAGGGGAACATCCCAAGACTGATGCTCAGGATTGTTATTCAGCCACTCTTGGGTAAGACCCAGGTAGCTATCGCAAAGCTCACAAGTCCCAAAGGCGTGAGCAGTAATGCTGTACTTGCCATCCTTCTCAAGAAGGTAATAGTCACAACCCTGGTAGCCATTGCTATCGCAATACTGCTTAACCAGGGTACACTCAAGTCGCTTAACAACCTCTTTGATAATAGACATATACTCTCCTAGGTTAACCTAGGTATAATAATTACTATATTATTATAAACCTAAGTATCTTGGGTTGAACCCCTAGCTACATACTAGGGTATTCGGAAGTGAACGAGCATAGGTTTCCCTATGCTCATTCGTTTAGAACGGAAGCTCAATGCCACCTGGGGTGACAAAGGTTTCAGTATTCATTGACACATCCCCCTTAGGGGATGGCCGAGACGTCTTACCCTTAAGGCGAGGTGCCTTAGGGTGGGTCGCTCCTGCGTTGTCCCAGAGGGACACCTTGTGCTCGACTCCATTAATGGTAACAATACCATTAAACTTGGGGCTATTGGGATTGTCCGAGTTGACCTCCCAAAGCGCGATTCGGATTCCACTTAGATCACTCATCGTCATTCTCCTGTTCGTACTGCTTCATCAGCTCTTCCCAGTCTGCCAGAACATCCCAATTATCCATTGTTGTTTCCTTACTTGAACTTCTCTGGATACACGACCCTGAGGACAAAGGCCAGACTCTCAAAGGAGTAGACCTCAGTATTCCATCCCTGGGACGGAGTCAGGTTAACGTAACCCGACTTACGCTTACGACGCTTGTTCTTCTTCTGCTTGCTCATTATTCATCTCCAATTGTGGTTTGACAACCATTTGCAAACCAAGAATCAATACAGATATGGCAGTAACCATAACACTCATCAGAGTTATAGGGCTTACCACACTGACAGATCGAGTCGTTCATATCGAACTCTCCTGTAAAGGCATACTCTCAACGCGAGAGTATATCTTATAAGGGACCGAATTATACTGCTCGGTCAACACAGCCTAGGCCAGTCCCATAGCACTGTAGCCCATAGCGCGCCCCGTTACACGGGAATTGGCTCCAACATTGGGGATTCGAACCCCACTAGGATAACCAAGTAGTGACACTTGGTTTGATTAGAAGGTGAGTGTAAGGGGATTCGAACCCCATTTCAACATGCTTCCTACAGTTAGGTAGTGGTTTTAACATCTAACTATTGTCAAAACACCGCATGTGCAATCCTTGCGACACCCGAAAGGTACCCGTGGGATATTTCACCCACGGATACCACGACTTTAATCAGTTGCGGTGCGTCAATACCGCATACCTAGTCCGTTTCTTTATCTGTCTCAACTAACCACGGACAGTTAGTTGCGTACACACCCCTACCAATAGGCTAGGACAATCAGGTACGATTGTCGTGTGGACTTGGTATAAAGCTCCGAATTGCCCGCTCGGAGTAACACGGTGCCATTAATCAACTATAGCTTGGCAGCAACTATAGAGGCCCACCTCCACTTGGTGAGGTATAACACGGGCTTGTGATAAGCCTGCACGGGGTGCATCCCGCGTATCCCCACTTGATGATCATCAAGTCTAGGGAGTCCTATACAACCTTGTGTTGTTCGACAAGGTTGCGATTAGTCCAAAGGTTTTTATTCTGATAGTCTTGTTTGCAAGCTACCAATTCTTGGTTATCCTTCACCAAGCCCACTTGGGAGTATATTTGAGCAGTTTAACAGGACATGCTCAGGTCTGCAAGTCGGGTATCCTGTGCACCGCTGCTCCCAGCTATTTGGATACTTGCCTTGCTGTGTTTTGAGCCTTTTAATGACTTGCTCAGGTCTACACATAATGTGTGTCCCACTATTTGTATACCGCCTGTGGGCTAGGTTGCTTGCGGTGAATGCCTATCGGGAGATTAAACTCCCTTGGGCTTTGGAAATGGCAGATTGTGCTCCAGCAATACGTTCTGGAGAGCATTGATCTGGTCGATCAACTCGTCTCGTTGATCTAGAAGCCTATCGCGGACATCCTCAAGATCTCTTTGAAGAGATTTAAACTCTCCCCATGAGAAGTTGGGTCCGTAGGTGTCCCACGGACGGTCTGCCACGCAGTCCATGTATTCGAATGGACAGCGGCCTAGCTTGTACTTGCTATTGGTCATGTAGACCTCCTTCGAAAAGACCCCATAGCGTTTCCGCTAAGGGGCCCCATGTAACCCTATATACCCTTCCAAGTAAGCAGTGTGGGTCAGTTACCCCTTACTTGTTAGCCCATTGCCGTTGAAACTGGCATAGTTTTCTATGGGTGTTTCAAGTCCATAGGTGCCACGGCTGGTGTCAGTCGGGACCCCCCATTGTTATGGGAGGGGGCGCCTTGGACCTAACCCGCTATTTATACTCGTCCAAGCGAGTTGTTGATGTAGGCTACTACCCTACGGACCTTCAACAAAGGCTCACCCATTTAGGTATGTCTTTGGCGGTGGGATTCCGCCTTAACTGTTGAAACCTAATTGAGATGTTGAAGTGTCATTTAGACACCCCCTTTCTGTGGTACCCATCTACAGTATGACCGTAGATTACAGAAGTGAGCAGTTTACTACACTTGCTCAGGTGCCTGGTTGTTCTTGATTCTATTTTTTCAAGAATCGCCTTAACCAGCAGGCTAGAGCCCTTTTTATGGTAGGGCTTAGTTATGCTCAGGCCCTCCTGCCCAGTTAATTGGTAACTTGCCAGGTTGCATACACCATTGAGCAGTTTAGGCACATTGCTCAGGTGAATACCAAGAGGTTTGACTACCGCTCTTGGGCAGCGCCTGATAACTCACCTATCAGGTAATGTCTACAGGTAAGCCAAGCTGTAGAGTACACCATTAAGGCACTACCCATTTATACAATGGCTAGTTGGTGATTGGAAATGTGATCTATGGGTTTCCCCATAGACCACCGTGGTCCCCGAAGGGGACGATACCTCATGCCGTGACCAGCCCACGCTCATGGGCTTCGGTCAGGATGGCCTTGACGGTTTCAGGCCGACGAGCCTTGCCATCCATGACCATCTTGACAAGATTCATGACCTGACGGTCATTGAGGTTCTTGTAGTTCCCAGGCCAGTTCGACTCACCCTTGCTGGTGATGGTGATCTGGCCAGAACGGAGCATCGCCTGGATGGGGTCGAACTTCACGATCTCACCCTGCGGCACGGTATCAGACTGCGTGTTGTCTGCGGACATATTGTCCTCTCCTGTGTTCTGCCATGCCAAGATTAGCTACGCTGCTATACCTTGGTATGTCAGTCCTAGGTCATAGCCTAGTGAAATATACTTTATAGATTCCTCCATAAAGTACATATTGGATATTCATCCATGCATTGACGAGATCCAATGATCCACAACGGTCCCCGAAGGGGACGATAAATACTGATATTATGGGAAATTAGCAGGGGCATACCCATGTATATGCCCATATAATTTGAATTCTGATGCCATACAGACCATAGAATGGCAGGAAATGGCCCTAGAATGCCATTAGAGACATTCTGATGCATAACTAGGGGTATGGTAGGGTATGGTATGGTATGGTCTGTAATACCATTTTGACTATAAGTCTATAACTACCCTGAGTTCTATGCCTACAGAAAGGGTATAGTCTAGTATACCCATGCCTACCAAAGCCCTAACAAACAGGGAGAGGCCCCCTTGGTTGCCCAAGGGGGTTTGCTCCGAGGCTGTTGCGGCCTGTGTCAGACGGTCAGATCGACAAAGTTGCCGATGTGCGTCTCGCGACCCAGCGTCATCATGCCCATGCGGAACGAGATCAGGAACGAGTCCTGCCAGTTCGGCGTGTGGGGCACGCGGAACGTGGTGTTCCACTCGGGGATGGCGTTGTGGGTCAGCTCGATCACCACCTCATCGCCCTCCTTCTTGCACTTGACCGTGTAGTAGGAGGGAGCGAAGTCCCAATCGGGGTTGCGGTCCTTGATCTGGATCCAGTCCTCCTGGCCACGGATCGTGGTGTGCGCCTCCCCCGTGGGGAGGTAGGTGGTCAGGGCGATCTTGCCCAGGTGCTTCTTCGACGGGATGAAGGTCCCGATGAGCTTGCCCTCGGCGTTGCGGATGACCTGACGAGCACCGACGTTGATGTTGCCACTCATGGTGACAATCTCCTAAAAGCCTGTTCTTTGGGATAACAGGAAATCCCCTACTGGGTTCTCCGTAGGCGAGGTGGGCAGAAATGCCCAAAGCACAGCACGGGGTTTCCCCCGTGCCATGCGGTTAGAGGCGGTCAGAGGTTGAGCCACGAGGTGTTGTTGGCGATGGACCAGTGGACCAGCTTGAGCTGATCCTTGGTGATCACGGGCGGCTCCTGCCCGTGGTCACGCATCCACTTGTGGACGTGCGGAACGTACTTGTTCACAAACTGATGCATCACGGGACGCATCACCTTGTGCATCTTCGGTCCCATCTTGACGGGCACGATGAACGCATCGTGAACCGCCATGTGACCGACGTACCGCCCGAAGGTGGCGATCTGGAACTTGTAGATGGACCAGAAGGCCATCATACGGATCCAGGCGTCAGCCTGGTGGGTCATACGAACCACCATGCTGTACGGGGAAGCGATGTCCACCATCTCACCGATGGAGACTTCGAACCCCTTGGGGAAGTCCTTGCACTTGTCGCCATTGTAGCGACAGCGAATGACCTTGCCACCTTCCTTCATCACCCACTTGTGGTGATTGTAGGTCCAGTCGGAGACGTTGGTGTAGGACGGCTTCTTGCCAGTGGCAAGCTGCTGGGCCTCACTGGCCTCCTGGATCTGCTGGCAGAAACGCTTGAGCTGGTGGTATGCACCCCAGAAAGCGTTATAGTACTGCGAAGCCAGATCGTGGAGAGCCGAGTAGCCCTCGACCCACCCGAGTTCGCGGACGATGTCCATCCACTCGGGGTTGAAGAGGTTCGGCCTCTTCGACCACACAGCGTCAAGGACAACCGTGTTGGGGATGCCGAAGGCGTTCAGCCAGTTGGCTGGAGCCTTATCGTCATCCTTCCAGAACAGCCCTGAGGCAGCACCACTCGGACCCTGACCGTAGGTGGTCTGGGTCACGAACGGCTTTGCCACGTCCTTGGTCAGAAGACGGGACTCCCACTTGCGAAGAGCAAGGGGCACCGTAACAAGGCTGATCACCGTGTTACGGCAGTCGCGTCCGTCAGCGCCGAACATGTTGGTATCAACCATCATGTTGCGGTCGCCAGACATCAGACCAAGGAGCATGGGTCCGCTGGTGCGGAAGTCGAACTCCAGATGGGCACCAGAGCGCCCAGTGGTGATGACCTCCTGGTAGAAGATCGCCATCCGCAGCGTGAGCCACGGATTCTTGAACTTCCACTTGCCCGACAGGATGTCGTTCGCCTTCTTGATCACGTCCTCGTAGTTCTTCAGGGAGACTCCAGCCGCATGAATGATCATGGGCTCAAGCTCCTTGAGTTCGTCCATGCTGTAGTCCAGCTGGTCGTAGAACTCGATCAGGTTGCGGATCATCTGGCTGCCCGTGTAGGTGAGCATTCCCTCACCATACTCGCGGCCGACATCGTCCAGGAACGGCGGGATGAAGAAGTGGAACTGCTTCGTCCCTTCCGCCGAACGGAGGAACCGTTCTGCCACAGCAATGGCAGGGTCCTTTCCGAATTCGGCAGCGAGCTCGGGAACCAGGGCCGAGTTCTGGATGATCGCCAGCAACTGGCGATTCACCGTGAACTTGATCTGGCTCCGAGCGTCCTGCTCAGCGGCGTACAGCAGGGGCAGATCGAATCCGCTCTTGCTGGTCGTGTCGCTGTGACGCAGGGTCCTCGGGCTGAGGCAGACGCGGTAGTCCTTCGTCATCCTTGACGACGGGTTACGCATCCACTTCTCGTCACCGACCTGGAACACCGTCAGGTCGCCGTTCTCAAGGGCTGGAATAACGGTGTTATCCCAACGAACCTTGACCGCCTCCACAAAGGAAGGCTGGTTACGCGCCTCTCCAGACTTGATGACCAAGTCCGTGATGAAGTGCGTAACCTTTGCGCTAGTCGGAAGACTAGCAAAGGAAACAGGCATTGTATTCTCCTAGGGCTGTGCCCTGGTTTGAATGTAGGCCCAGAATGGGCACCCCTCAATGCCGTTAGGGGTTTGCTGTAACGATACAGCCCTTCGCCCCCTAGGAAAACCTAGGGGGCTTGGGTAGGATCGTTTAGTTCTTACTTACCGTAGAACACCTCCTGCATTCGCTTCTTCAGCGCATCGTAATCCATCCCATTCGGGATGTTGTAGATGTCGTGTACAGGAAGAATTGGAAGGTTGATGTCGCAGTTGGAAATCACCGTCAAGGTTTCATCAACCTTAATGGTAGTTTCCCTGCGAATGTAGCACAGATGCCTCTGTGCACAATCATCAATCGCGTCCAAGATGGACGACCGAGACAGGATTGCCTTCGGTCCTTCCATCACCAGGTAGCGGGTCGTGATGACCCACTTGTCGGATTGAGCCATGTGGCTCCTCCTTTGAATAGCCTGTGATCCGCACAGGTACGGTGTGCTGCAACAGCGCAGCCGAAAGCTCTCTCCTAGGGACCTACCTAGGAGAGAGCGACGGTAGTGCCGTCACGCGGTCATTTCTGACCACAGCGCGCCGTACTGCGAAAGCTTGTGGCCCTCGTGGTACTCCGCGATCCAGGTGTGCGTTGTGCCCCTGGACTCAGACCGCTGCGTCTTGCGGACGCAGACGATCCGCGTACCTGACGTGGCGCTCTGCCACATCAGGTAATCGACGTCACTCTCTGCATATGCAGAGAGCCCGTGCAGGAACTGATCCAGTTCCTCCACGGCGTGTCCGTACTCGTACTCCCCGCGCAGGGAGTACGTTTCGTTCAGGAGGCGAGCCTCCAGAACGTCGATCTCCTGCTTGGTCTTGAGCCAAGCAAAAGATGACGCGATGGCGAACTTGCCATTGAGGGCCGCTTCGCGGCCCCCAAAGGACAGCGAGTTCTGGGGACAACGCTGCCCCAGAAGAAAGGCTTCCTTGAAAGCCTTTCCGTTTTCTCCGCGACAGTGGTCGCAGAGCTTTGCGCCGAGCTCCACGATGGAGCTCCAGCTAACCGCCTTCGTAAGCAAAGCCATTGGCTTTACTCCTTTGAATAGCCTATGTTCCGCATAGGTACGGTGTTAGCAACGGCTAACATCCCCGCCCCCCTGCCGTAGCAGAGGAGCGGGGTGTTGGTCGTTGCGGTAGATCAGATCTTGACGGCGCCTTCGCCGTCTTGTCCGATCCAGACCTCCACGCCACGCCGCGCAGCCTTGACTGCGTAGGCGTACTGACGCGCTTCCTTCCAGGAAGCGAACTTGTGCGTCTCGACGTGAACTCCATCCCGCTCAACAGTGACGTAGTAGAGCATGTGCTCTCCTCGTTAAATTGCCTGTGATCTGCACAAGCACAGTGTTAGCAACAGCTAACATCCCCGCGCTCTCCCCGAAGGGAGAGCACGGAGTGTTGGTTGTCACTCGCACACATTCTGCATAACGAAAGTAAACATCATGCAAAACATGGCGAAACAAAGGATTGCCCACTCCCAGGTGACTGCGCTAACCGCAGCCATGAGAAAGAGCAGACCGATGATGGCCCCGAACACGATCTTCAGGGCTTTCCAGAAATGACCCATACAGTTCCTTTCAACTGGGGGTGAGGGGGGTTAGGCAACAAACCTAACATCCAAACCCCCCACAAAAATTTCTGACCCCAAAGTCGATTTCTTACAGTCCCTTTGGAACTGGCAGTGGCTTAAATGGATTATCTCTTGAAGATGTTGACTCAGATGATTCTGTAGGAGCAACAGGTTCTGCTGCTGTTTCTGGTCTAGAAACATTAACATCTCTAAACCTATCTACACCTGGTCTTTCACCTAATGCAAGCTTAGTAGCTCCAACGCGAACTGGAAGTTCACCTAAACCCCCAGGTACAAATCTCATTGCTGAGTTTAAAAGTCCATTCTTAAAGTCCCATGATTCTTGTTCTGTCATGTTTGAACCCGCACTCAGTGCAATTAGGAATGCTGTAAGTGGATCTTTTGTAAGTGTTTCAACTGCTTGCTGTGGAACAAAGTCTAAACTTAATTCATCAAAGCCTTTGCCAACTGCTTTCTTTGTTGCTAGATATTCATTTCTATTTGCTCTAGCGTTTGAAACATCACTATATGTTTCATAAGCATAGGCAATTGAACCAGCAATAAGGTTTCCACTTAAACCAAAGATTGGATTTCTACTAAGAATTAATCTTGCTGTGGTCATTGGTTTGTTTTTAAACACAAATTGTTCATGCCAAGGTAACAAAGCAGCAATTGGAAGCATACCAAGTGCAACTAGTAAGAAACTATTGTATACCAAATCTGCAATTGTTGTTCCAATTAAGATAGAAACAAAAGTTGCTTTGTCCATCTTTCCTGATTGTCTGATGATTCTCTGTGACCAATAAAGATTGGAATATTGTTTATAGAAGGTAAATAGATATCGTAAAGCTCCAGAGTGAGTATCTGAGTCCCAAGGATTGTTTTCTACAAGCACAATGTTTCTAAACATCTTGGTTGCTTCGTACATTACAGCAACAGCTCTCTTGGCTTGTTCTTTATCAAACTTATTCTTTCCAACAAATGTTACAGTAAACGCATGGTTTTCAATCCATTTATTTGCAGCTATAAAGTCTAATGTTCCTGCCTTAGCATGCTTACTAGAAACATTTCCTAACATGTATGAATATGCTTCAAGGATTCCATCCTCTAGAACACCAGCTTGTTTGAGTTCAAATGCCATGTGAGGCAGTAAACCCTTAATCTTATACTTGTTCATTGCAATTTTTAAATCATCTAGTGTTCTGATATCCTCTACCTTAAACAATGTCCGTAGTTTATTTAAGTTTCCATTATTTAGGTTTTCTACGATAATTCGTTGAGCTTGGTTAGTTAATGCTTCAGCAGCTCCTCTAAATACTGAATTCTGTAGTTTACTCATATGGTTTCGATATCGTTGCCATTTATTAGGACCTGGGGCAATATCATTGCTACTTGTAGTATCCCATACTTCACGGGCATTTCGTATTGAAGACTCCATTCCGTACAACATATTAATGGCAAGTCCTCGTGGATTATATGTTGTCATGTCTTCAAAACTACCTTTGTAATTTTTAAAGATACCAGTAAAGAGATCCACAAAGAACTCAGTTGCATTGCCTCCATATCTAGTGGTAATGAATGCACCAAGGGCACCTTCCATAATTAAAGATGCGGTATTGAGATTTGGGCCATATGCAATTCTTGTAATTTCAGTACCCCACTTTAGTAAAGAATTGGTATACCAATCGTCTTCTTCTCCTAATTTTCTAGCTTGAATACCTTGTTCAATTTCTAGGTTTTGTCGAATTACAATTAATGATTCTTGTAATTCCTTGGCATCTTGTGATAGATTTGGATTCATATTACTAGCCAGTGATTCAAAAATCTCAAGAATATCATAGATATCAAATCCAACAATTCCTGTATTATCTTGAATAGCCAATGCCGAAGTAGCTCTAAAACCCTTAGATCTTTCAACATCACTTAGGATTATATCAAGTCTATTTGAGAAATACTTTCTTAGATTAGCAGACTTGGCAATCTGAGTATCAGTAATAATACCATCAGCAAGAATATAGTTAGGTGATTCTCCAAGTTCAGATAGGAAAACGCCAGCCATGATTTCTGGTAATGTGGTTTTGGTTTGTGCAGTCAATACAATTGCTGATTTCTTTCCAGCTGGAATATTGGTAACTCCAGGTGGGAAAGATCCTTTTGTGCTTTCTACAAATAACTTACCCATGTCTCTAACTGGTTGTTTTGAAACAATTGCAGCATCAATAGCATTAAAGAAATCCTGAACAACTACTAAATCAATGTCTGGAACTTTTTCTCTCTTTGAAGAAATTCTATTAATACTTTTAATTAATTCATTTCTGTTTCTTGTATTGTTTGCAAGTTGATAGAAAGTTCTAGTGGCTGATTCCCAAATTCTATGTAAATTTGGTTTTGCATTAAGCGTAAAACTAGGATTTGTCATTGATTGTCGTAACATCTGTCTAGATATAGCTACATCTTTGGTTATCTTATTTAGTTGACGAACTGCAATTTCAAAAATAATCTCAAATGTTTCTGGACTATTGTTTCTTGTTTCCCATAGTTTAGATAAGAATTCTTGATCAATAAACTGATTCCTATCAAAACTATATGGATGTCCACTAATTTGAGGAGCTAATCCACTAGCGTAGAATAGTGTTCCATTTATTGCACCTTTATTTAGTACAGAATCAACTACTGCATCAGATGCAGCTTGGATAAGTCCTGCTCTATTAGCTTCAAATTCACCTTCTTTGGCAGGATTGGAATTCTTCTTTCTTAATCCTAGTAATTCTCGGTTAAGCATTACAGGTAAATCACTAAATAACTTTCTTCCTTCACCATAAATAAATCCTGCCATATTATCTGAATTAATGATAATAGCCTTACCAACTTCCCGAGCTTGATCAATCTTGTCTACTGAAATACCAGTTGGTGGTGTAGCTGTTGGTAAACCATAAGCAACATCAACAGCATATTCCATAAGAGCAGCAAACTCGGTGTCAGAGGACATAATCTTAAGTTGTCCAATTTCATAAGCAACTCGGTCAACCCACTGTTGGGTATAAGCTCTGTTTTCTCTAATTGCTCTAGATCCAGTTTCTTTTACAAACTGACCTTGAGTATGACTAAAGCTTTCACCAATAATATACATTAAAGCAGCTACGGCTGGGTTTTCACTAGAATAGGTTTTGTTTGCTCGTGTTAAACCCATAGTTCCCCAGTAGTGCCTAAATGCTAAAAGATTTCTTGTAGCCTTCTTTCCAAAAACCTTTTCGGAAGCAAGTCGTGCCGAACCACCAAGTGAACTTTGATTAATAGAGGTATTTTTTCGTCTTGCGATTGTTTCTGAAACCACAGTCTGTGCAATCTCAAGCTTTTCTTCTGAAGAAAGATCTTGTACAGATACTCCAGTATATCCTGGATGCTCTCTGTGTGTTGGCTTTAATAAGGAACTTCCTTGTAAAGATTCTCTCTTTTGTCGTAGTCTCTTATACTCGACAATATCTAAGTTTTGAATTGGACCACTGCTATATTTATTTCGTAAACTTGCTAACTTAAGTTGATCAAGAGCGTTAAGTGGAACTCCATTTCTTTCATCTTGAGTTAGTCTAGCAAGTTCGTCTACATCTCTACCAGTGTTTGATATTGGTTCATCAAAGTCTCCCAGGTATCCAAGTGTTTTGTTTTCATTAGCAACAAAGATTTCTCTTTCGATAGAACTTGTAAAACCAAACAATGCTTCAGTAAGATCGAGAACTTCATTAAACACTTGTTCATCAATATCATAAAGACCAGATGAGATTGCTTTGACTTCATCTCTAATTCTGTGGAAAGCTGTTTTATATCCCATAGTTACAGCGTAAGCGGCTGTACTTCTAGATTGAATAAACTTCATAACATCAACATTATTAAACACTTGTTCAACCAACATCCAACCACCCCAGAAAGCAATAAACTCTTCAGGATTTTCTTTAAAGTATCGTAAATCTTGTTCAAATCCTTCGTATCGTTGGTTATTGTTCATTACTAATAACATTGTTTCGATACCTTGTGAACCTCTCTTGGATCTAAACAATGATTCAATCTTTCTCCACTCTGGTCCGTTATCCTTAATAAAAGCTAGTCTAGCAATGTGTGCAATTTCATGTGAGAATACTCTAATTTGATCTATGCGACCCATGTTCTTTAGAATGGTTGGATTAAGATTGATAATAAATCTATCTCCATCCTTTACAGCTTCACCAGCTCTAATTGTACCAAGGTCGTCTATCTTAATAGATAAGAACTTAGCTAAATGGGGATTATGCTTTAGAACTTTACCAATAAGTAAACGATAGAATGTTTCTGTTTCGTCGTCAATTACACCATCCATCTTTAGTTTAACAAGTTGAGCATTGATTTGTTTTCCTTCAGGGAATGCAATATCAAAATCTGTTGAACTACTAGCAATCTTAATTAAATCATTGCTTGGGATTGTTGAATAAGCTTCAGGAAGATTTGCTTTGTTTTCAACAATAGCATATGCTTCAATTACAGCTTGAGCTGCGAGGTCATGATCTTCAACAGGTACTCCAAAGTTTTTGATAAACGAGAAAACATCAAATTTATCATTAAAGGTTTGTGGTACCGCAAGCATTTGTTCTCTATGCTTGATTGCAAGATGAAGATACTTATTCTTACCTTTGAATGGGGAGTGGTTGATTCGGTCAATAATATTGGTAACTTGAGAAAGTTTTGTAGTAAATTCATTATATTTTACATCTGTAAACTTTTCACCAAAATGCTCTTCTAGAATAATCTTTAACTCCTGTTCAGTTAGTGTTCGACCTAGATTATTCTGTAAGAAGATTGCAAAACCAATACGCAAGAACCACCATTGGTTTTTATCTTCAGTCATTAAACGATTTAAAACACCATATTCAGTTTGTAAAGCAGGATATCTTGAAGCCCGTTCAGCAGCAATTCTAATATCTAAAGTAACTGCATTTTTAAATGGAGTAAGGTTTGTAATTGAATCTTCATTGTGGAAGTAATACTCGGCATCATAAAGATTAAGTTCAATACCCATTGAATCTCTAAGTCGATCTGTACGCAATCTTTGTAGATTATCACCTTGTAGTTCAGCAAGAATATCTGTCTCATCTGCAAGTTGATCTAGATGTGAATCAAGATACTCTGCATATTTTTCTCTTCGTAACTGATCTACCGTTGTACTAGTGCCAAGGAACTTATTTATTTGAACAGCAGTTTCAATTCGTGTAAACAATCCAGAGTTTCTAGCACCTCTTAAAATTCTCTTAACAGCTTCGGGTGTCAAGTAGAACTTAATATTTTGCGAACCCTCAACCACACGGCTTACAGTAATTTCACCTAAGCCTCGTTGTGGATTAATATATACGCCATCTGTATTAGCGTGGAATTGGGAATTCTGCAATCTAAGGATATTTTCTGAAGTTCCCATTTCAAAGTCAACAAATAAACCAAGATTTTCAGCAGCACCCATAATAAGTTCATCATTACCAAGAATGTGTTCAAGAACTTGTTGTTCAGTTGCTTTATCTAGAGATGATAAAAGAACATATTTATTTGTTTGATCTGTCTTATATCCAGTGATAACACCAGTCTTTACTAGATTATCAAGATAAACTTTAGCTTCCTTTTGTACTAAATCATTAGCCCAGATTCTTTCAAAAATAACCGCAACGTCTCCACCTTGAATAGTATTAGGGAAAATAGCGGTCTTTCTTCCAGAAATAATATCTGGTGCTGCGCCTGTTTCTGTAGTTAACATTTCAACTGGAGACATACCAAAACGAAGTGTCGAAACTTCTTCAATACCTAGATCAGCTAAAGTTTTTAGAACATCAAGCCAACGCATGTTGGTATTATCAGGATATCTAAAGTGTTCTGGATCAATACCAATTGACTTTGAAAGATCGAGAATATTTGTTTTAACATTAGTTGCATCTCGTTGAGCTTTAGTTAAACGGAAAATTTGTTGAACCATGTGTCGATGTAGATATCGAAGTTCATATGGTTGCATTACTTTCTGTGAAACAAGGAAACTAAATTTCTTTAGAGATTGTCTAATCTTATAGATTTGATAAACTGTTGCATATTCTTTGTTGTCAATTAAATCTTGTAATCCATTTTTTCTAGCAAAGGTATCTAAGACATATTTTAATCTTAATACTCTTTGATTAAATGTTGGTCTTTCGCCAAAGATAGACTCAACTAAGGATGATTCAACTTCTGGGAAATATACACCTAACTTATTTGGATCGTATTGAGTTGCCCTTGAGTTTTCCATGTCAAAGACCTTATCAGGAGTCATTCCTTCTTTTTCAATTCTTTCCAAATTTTCTCTAACCTTTTCGGTTCCAAGATTAAGTTTCTTAATGCCTTGATAGATACTATATAAACCATGAACAATTCTATCTTCAAAAGCATTATCAGCTAGTCTTGGTCTAAACCCAGCTAAACCCTTAGCATCTTCAACAGACATTACAGCATCATCATCGTTTGTAGTAATAGTTGGTGCTAGAATACGAGTACCTAGTCTTTTATTTCTTGGTGTTGAATTACTAGCAATTGCTTGTTCAATTTGTTCATCGGTAAGGGTTCTACCCTCGGCTGTATAAGCTGCTTTTAGTTTTTCAATATCAGTCAGTCTTTCATTAGCTTCCCATTCTCGCTCTTTTCTAGATCTTTCTTGCCATTCCTTAAAGAACTGTCCTCTAGATTCATCATCCATGTTGTATCCAATCATGGTAGGTGGATAGTCTGTAGCTACGGTTAGAAGATAATTCTTAACTGCAAGTTCTCGTAACTTCTTTTTGGCAACATCCTTTGGCAATCCTGTTAAGTTATTTCCAACTAAACTCCACGCACTATTTTTAACTGTTTCTTTCCAGTTAATACTTCCATCTGGATTTTCAACATAACGATTACCCTTTGACAGTTTACTACCATGTAGGTTTGTTAGGTAGTTGCCAACATACTGAGCACGTCCAGAACCAGTACCAATACCTACTGTAGTAAATACTACATGGTCTGTAAACATTAAATCCGAATCGGCAATATGTCTACCAGTCATTACTGATGCTTCTAGAATATCACGATCTGAGGAATTAAGCTTGATGCCTGAGTTTTGCATCTTATTAATACCAAGTAAAGTCATTTGTGTTTTAAATGCGGCTTGATCTCCAGCTAAAGCTACATGGAAATCTCTTTCAACTTGACTGCCTACTTTTATAGAACCGCCATTTTTCTTTACAATATCTAAAGCAGCATTAATTCTTTTTTGCCACTTGTTTTCTAAGAATGCAACTCTTTTGTTTATCCATTCTTCTTGTTTGACTCTTGGTTCGTTTTCTAAATATGCTGGCATAGTGTATTCAGCAATTGTTTGTAGACGAATCTTAATCCCTTCTCTTACACCGTCTAAATGAATAAAGTTATCTCTTAGGATAGGATTACGCTTAAACATAGCATCAGTAGCCGTCTTAAGGTTTGGCGCAAGGCGTTCAACACCCTGTTCAAATAGTTTCATCAGCTCTCGTACTTTGTTTGTATCTAATCCAAGGATTTCATCGACAAGTCTACCCTGAACAACAATTCCAGTTTCAGTTAGGATTCTTGTAATTTCCTTAAGATCTTCATCATTTAGTTGATGAATAGGATCACCAGGAGAAATCTTTGATTTTTGTTTATCTCGTAATCCAGTTAGAGCAGCATCATAACCACCTTCATACACTACTGGAATAATAACACCCTTAAAGAATTCTCGGACTTCAGTACTACCGTTTAACAGAGTTCTAATCTTTTGGATTTGATTTACATTTTTAGTTAGTCCTGCATTTGTAAACTCTTGTTCAACCTTGTCTAAGGCAATTTCTAGTTGACTATAGGTTTCAACATAGTAATCCTTAAGTTTTTCTTTAGATACCGAACCGTCTTTAATTCCTTGAAGGATTGCCAGTAAACCACCCTGAGCTTTGAATGTACTATCGGGGAAGTATGACCAAAGCATTGCTGCTTTGTGGTGAATACCGCTCATGTGATCGTCCCAGTAGGTTGAACGCGACCAACCTCTACTAGTAAACTGCTTCCATCCATTTTCTAATGACTTACGAGTAAGTTCTTTTAGTAGTTCAGGATCTCGACCTAATTCGGGATGGCTCATAAGCCAAGCAAGTTGGGCATCAATACCAGCAAGTCTAGCTGCACCAGTAGGACCACCAGAAGAAAGTTCTGGCATTTCCCAATGATTTTCTCCAGCTACAACTACATTTGCAGAATCCATTAGATTTACAGAGTCGTGAACAAAAGTAGCAATAAACTGTGGTAGATCCAAAGCAATTTCTAAAGACATTTCTTCCATCTCTTCCATTGTAGGAATACGAGAATAGATGCTTCTATTATTTGGAACTAGATGTAGATTGTATCTTTGAACACGTCCTTGCTCTAATCGACCTTTGTCAAGTCCTTCAAGATATGTTTTTAAGTTTTGTTTAGATTCAGCAAGTAATAATTTTGTTTGTTTAACTTTATCTTCAAAGGAGATTGATGTATCAAACAAGAAGTAATCATCAAATGGAGTTACAAAAGTCATTCCACTTGGGAAATAAACTTTTTCTAGTCTATCTAAATCTGCTTCTGTTTTAAGAGTTTTATCCCGAAGTTCCTTTAGAATTGCTTGCTTTAGTTTAATATCATTTTTAAGTTCAACAACTGGATTTACTTTTCTCCAATCTTCGAATTCACGAAGATCATCATCAGTAAGGTTGTGATTTAAAATATAATGATATCTTTGTCTTAATGCAAAGTCATTATACATTCTTTCTTGCTCAAACATACTTAATGGAGCAAAGTAAGAAACATTTTGTTTTGTTAGTGGAAGATACTCTCTCTTTTCTACGAGGTTATCAATATCCTCAAATTCAATCTTTTCACCATCTAACTCTGCTTCTTCTCTACGTTGATCAATGACATCAACAGGTGTCTTAATGTTTTGACTTAGTTTTAATCCATCGTCAATATGACCAAGAACTAGTTGTGCAAAACCACGACCAAGTTGTTTAGCTGGAACATAATCAAATGTACCATCACCAAAGTCACTTATGGTTAAGTTTTGATTGTTAAATTTTGTTGCTGAATAGTTAAACAATTCTCGTAGATAACTTAGAGCACTTTCACCTTCGTTTCGTTCTCTAAATCCGACTAACCGAGCAAACTTATCTAGTGATCGTTGTGGATTTCTGTTATATGCAGCAAGGGTACTAATAACTTCTTCTAAAGCATTTGTTTCATATACACTCTTAGTTGGAGTTTTAGAATAAACAACCTCACTTCCACTTACACGAGATGCGTCTAACAGGAATTCATTTCGATTTGCTCTTCGAATTTCTCTTAGGATTGGAAGATAAGCAGTGTGGTTTGATCTAGAAATCTCTAATAATGAATCAAAATTTTCTATTAATGTTTCTTCTCTTGCATTTAGAGCAGCAAAGATAGTATCAATATCCGACTTATTATCTGCTTTCATTAGAGCTAGAATCATTTGAATTGTAACGTTTTTTAGTTTAGCAACATCATACATAACACTTTGTGATAAACCTAAGCCCATTTGTTCTTGCATATTCTTAAAAGAAACAATATCAAATAGGACACCTACACCACGATACCTTTGATTTCTACCAATTTCTGGTTTACCTGTGTCATACCAAATTGGAGTAATATCAAATAGTTGAACTGGTTGTGGTTCGCCCCTTGAGTTATTAACATCAACTGTAGTATTCTTTCGATGTACCATTTCCAGAAGATTTCTACCAGTAAGTGCAACGTCTTGGATTAAATAGTCAGTAAAGTCGGTATAGTCTCCGCTTGCATGAGAGGCTTTCCAAGCTTCATGGGCAGTTACTCCAGTTACTCCTGCTTTGCTGGCCTTAGAACCCGTTCCTAAGGCTTTAGACAGGTTGTCTAGGCTTGGACCATAGGTTCTTGTAAAGGTTCCCATAGGGCTATTACGGAAGCCTAAAAGCATGGTATCTAAAGATCGAATGGCAACAGCCATACCAAGATTTGTATTACCAGAAACAGATACTAGTTTTTGCATATCTGAATCAGACCCAAGGGAGTTATGACCTACAACCTTGAATCCACTATTCTGATAAGTATGTAGTCTCTGTAATACTTCTTCTGCATCGTCTTTAGTTAGGTATTGATCCTTACCAGATCGACTCCAAATTACTTCTGTATGGGCTGGAACTGGATTACCGTTAATGTATTCTACAATTCCAACTGCAATAATATTATTTGTATTTGGTTCCCATTCAATATCAAAAGATACAACTTTGGTAAAGTTATCTACATAACCAGCATCAGTAAACTCTGGCATAGCAAGAATTTCACTGGAGGTAAATCCTAATTTTTCTAGGTTTGCTTGTAGAACTAAACGTCTACCTTCCATTGTTGTTTCAGATTCGGTTTGATCTGGATTATCTAATTCAAGATCATCCATTATAGCGTCATCAAATCTATGGAATAAACTTTGAGCGTCTTGGCCAAGTACACCAATTAACATTCCAGCAGAGATATAACCTTTATGGTTTGGTAAACTACTTAAATAAGTTAGTCTTTGTAGGGCAGTTTGTAAATCTTTTACTCCCTTTACTCTATCTGCTACTTTTCGTGGATCATAGCGATATCCAACTTTAGCTGTTTTAGCTTCAGTGTGTGTTCTAGCAATTGGAAGAGCATCTTCAGGTTCAACCTCAGAAACAAGTTTGTCATCTCCAGCTAGGAGAATATTGTTTATTCTAGTTGACTCTAAAGTTGAAACTGTAGATTCATATGACTTAGATCGTTTAAACTCAGACCATAAACTTAGCAATTCTTTTACTTCATCTAAAGTAATTCTTTCTTTACGTTTCTTAATTGGTTTATTAGTAGAGTCTTTTTTTGGTGATCCATCTGGATTCTTTTCGATTTCATAAAAAGTTTCTTTAACAGCTTTAGTTGAAGTATAGTCTTCTCCAAATAACCACTGAACTTCAGCAATAGTAAAGGTTTTATCCTCAGCATACTCTTCAACGATCTTTTCTGCTAGTTTAATATCGTCTTCTGTTTTTAGTTGTCTTTCTTTAAGTTCTCTTAAACTAGTAACAAAAAACTCTGAATCAATACCTGTAATAGATATAAGAATTTTATTTAGGAATGAATTAGGGGCATTGTCCTTGAGTCTCTGAATTTGGTAATTGATTGTTTTTAGTTTCTTTTCAAGCTTTCGTCTAGCATCTTTAAACTTTTTTGAAGTTGTTTCATTAAACTTCTTCATTAATTCTTGCTGTTTGATAATTAGTTTATCAATAATTTTTTTCTTTTCGTCGTCTGTTAGATCAGTTCTTTTTTGTGTCTTTTGGATTTCATCTTTAATATCTAACATTTCAACTGCAAACTTTTTCTTAAACTCGGCTGTTTCTCTGTCGCCAATATCTAAGATTTCTTTAACCATTGCGTATTCAAGAGTAAGTTTATCGAGTTCACTGTTTGTTTTAGAAATAGCTTTCCAGTCAATCTTTAATTTAGATGAAAGATCAGCCATATCTATAAATGATGCCTTAATCTTCTGTAGTTTATCTACTCTTGCTAAATCTCCTACTAATTCTGCTTTTTCAATTGAACGATCTAATATATCAAGAATACTTGTAATTTTAGTTGGTGGAGTTTCGTTAAGTGTATCTAATACTGAAGTTAATCGACTTTGATTTAGTCTACCAGTAGTTCCTGATCCAATGGAATTTTTAGCTTTGTTGGTTAGTTCAACAAATCTTTTTAGTTGGTCTTGGGAAAGAACCTCAAACATTGATTTATTTGAGTTTGCAACCGTAGTGGCTAGGTTTTCAAGTTCAACAAACTCTGGTTCAGTGATTAATAAGTCTGTTTTACCTGTTGTAGCTATCAGTTGAGCCTTATTAATTAATCCTCCCTTAAATGCTGCTCGTAGTTTACCACGGATTTGGGCGTCTGTATACTTACGAGTTCCATCTGCATTTGTTTGTTTTAGGAGATCTTCAATAAAATCACTGATATTGCATCCTTTAGTAGCCATTAAGTGTCCTTTCTATAGCAAACTCTATTTAGTAAGTCTGCTTTTTCTTCTTCTGTTAATTCAATATTCTCATCTACGTCTTTATTTTCAAATAAACCATCAACAATAGATGATACTGAGTCTTTAGTAGTACTGGGAGCTGGCACTGGTTCAGTTTTAGCTTCTGGTATACTTGTCTTAGCTTCTGATGTAGTTTCACTCTTTTTTGATTCGAAATATGTAAAGGAACCAGTAATATTTTTTGTAAGATAGTTTCGTTCTTCACCTTTATCTAGATCAAAACCTTTAATTACTTGCTCACCCTTCTTATTTGTCTCAATACTAATTACACGAATACGTCGTTTAGTTCCTGCTCTTGAGCCAGAAGAGTATTCAAATTCAATTTCATCATCTGTTTTTAACATACCAACCATCATAGTACTAGTAGCAAGTGTAACTTGTTTTTCTTTTTGTTTTACAGGATCTACATCACTTTTAATTACACCTTCAGTTGTAACACCAAAATTAATTGTTTCTTTTTCGGTGCTTCCTGAAGTTGCTTTATCGTTTTCGTATTCTTCAATAATTTCGTTTGTTAGTTCAATATCCTCTTCAGATAGACTGGAACCAAATATCTTACCAATTTGATCGGCATTATCTACTCCCAATTTAGTAGCAAGTAGATTTGTCTTATCTTGCATTTCTTGGGCTATTTGTTTTAGTTCATCATCTGTAGCGTCTTTAATAGTAAGGGGTTTTCCATCTTTTTCAGTAACACCTTCTTTACGCTTCTTAGATAACCACAAAGCTTCATTAATACGAGCAATCTCTACTTCATTATTTCCTGCGCCTTCAATAGCCGTTAAAAATAGTAAAGCTTCTACGTCTTCTGCACTTGTGTTTTCTCCATTAGTACCTGGTTCTAGGAATCTATCCATAAGTGTTGTAATTCTTTTTAAGATTTCAACCCTTGCTGGGAATTCTTTACTAGGATCTCCACCAGATAGTGCGGTAATAGCAGCAGTCAATAACTCATTTTGATCGTCATCTGCGTCTAAAATACCTTTTAAACCAGTTGTAGTTTCAATTCGAATTAAAGCATTCTTTAGTCGTAGTCTTTGTTCAATTGCTCCTTCATAGTCCTGTATAGATACTCCATCTTTAATACCCATCATAAGGCGAACAGCAGTATCTATTGTATTTTCAACTTGTGGAGATACTTTAATTGAGGTAGACACGATTGTTTTACCCGCATCTATAACTGTGTTTATTCGATCACCTAATTTAGTTGTCATTAACCGTTCTGAACCAACACTGAGGGCTTTTACAGGTCCACCTAAGAATATACCTCCTATACCTTCTTCAAGACCATTATATAACATATCCTTAACGCTAAATTCTTGTTGGAATCCAGTAGACATACCTTCGTATTGTTGGACACCAGACTCAAGTAAACCTTGTGCAAACTCTCCTATGAATTGTTTACCTGCATAGGTTGATATTTTTCTCAATCTTCCAGCATCTTTTGGAACTTTAAATAACTTTTTAGTTACACTCCAGCTATCAAACACGGTATCTGGAAGTCTACTTGGTAAAAACTTTTGTGTTTTCCAAATAACTTGGTTTACTTTGGCTATTTGGCCACTTCTACGAGCAACACTTTCAATAATATCAAAGGTTTTAGCAGCTCCCTTAACCGTTTTATAGATTTTTTCTGTACCTTTACCAACTAAAAGAGGAATACCTACAAAAGCTCCTACTCCCGTAGCAGTTAAAGCAATTGCTCCTCCTGTAATCATAACTTCAGATAATGCATCATTTGAATTGATTGAATCTCTAATTAAAGGCCACGCATAAATAGAATATGCTTCTTCAAAGAATCCTGCCTTTTTAGTATATTCAGCTAAGAAAGATTGATATGCAAAAGTATCAATAGCATCACCAATAAAGTATTTAAATTGAAGTGGAGTTTTAGCTAATTCCTTAAGTCTTTCTTCTTTAACTTGCATATCACCAAAGATAAATGCTGCAAGACCAGGATCAGCTTCCTTTAGTTCTTTAATTGCTTGTTCAGTAGTCCATCCTTCTGGTTTTGGACTATCTTCTAAGACATCTAGAATGGTATCTCCTAGATAAGCACTTAATGGAATAGATGCCTTTACGTTAAAAGCAGTTGGTGTACTCTCAATCCAACCATCTAAAGCTTGTTTAACTGAGTCTGTTTCTGTTAACATTCCCTGTAACCAAGTACTATTTTGAATAGCCCGTGACCATAGTTCTCCTTGCTTACCACCTCTGGCTCTAATAGCAGCATAGTGATTTGCTTGAGCATTTCGTCCAGATAGTTCTGTAAATTGAGGAGTACTGGCTTCAGCATCTAATAAAGCACCAAAAGTAGAACCACCAGCAAAAGTAAACTCATCAACAAATTGCCAATCACTGTTAGCAAGTTTTTTTGGTTGGAATAAAGTAACTTCGGGTCCAGCCACTGTAATACTCATTACTGGTTCGTCTTCTCTATCTAAACGCCAACCAGCCAATACTTCATTAATTTTATTAGTTGAGGCTTTTGTTGCTGACTTCCAAAAATCTTCTTTATTTTCATAGTAAGTCTGAACTTGTAATCTTTCTTTATCATCTAAAGTTGAGTTTTTAGTATACTCTCTAGCTTCAACTGTATTGTCTATGAATTCAGAAAACCTTTTATTTTCTTCTTGGACTTCTTCTTCATTTAAGTATAAACTAGGAAGATAAAATTCAGTTTCTTTGGTTTTTGTACTTAATTCTGGGTTAGATCCTGCAAATGGGGAGTTAGATAGAAAACCATTCATGTATTAATCCTTTTAAAATACTTTCTCAAATAAGAATTTAGTTGGTGTATACCCCATGCCATCAGGTTTGGCTGAAATATCTTCTCTTAGTTTTGTAATATAGTTTTCAATACCAAGAAATCTAGCTTCTAATCTTTCCCCTCCTGCGGCTTCATTATAATAATAAGCATCTGTTAGTTTAATAAAAGGTAAACCAGATGGACTTCTATTAGACCATTGGAATGTTGGTAGTTTAGATTCTCTGCTAGTAAAGGTTGTTCTGTTTTGCACTAATTCGGCAAAACCTTCTTTTTTAGGATCGTATGATGTAGGATTGAATAGAGGAGTTTGTCCACCACCAGCTAAATATGCTTCATTTAGTTCTTCTAACATTTGTTTTAGAGATAGATCTTCTTTAGTTAAGACTTTTTGTAAGGCTGCTCTTGCAGCACTTGGTGCAGATGGAGAAGCTATACCTGGTGTATTTACACTAAATGTTTTAAGCATAAATTGTTCTGGTCTAGTAATTCCATGTTGTTTAGCCCATTCTTCAACAACGCTAAATCGTGCTCTAAGATCATTAGGAACCTTAGCCTCTAATGATAAAGCACCTAAAGTGTACATAAGTCCATTTGCTTTTCCAGTAGCACCAGTATTAGGATCTACTAGTTTAGCTGGCGGATATGTTGTTTCCAATCTTTCCATGATTTTTGCGGGCATGGTGCTTGCATGTACACTACTATTGGCTTGCATAAGAGGTCCACCACTAAATGTAGTGCCATAACTAGAACCATATACAACAATATTAGGTTCAACAACATTAGTTTTAGTAACTACATCATTTACAACTCTAGAAACACTTCCTCTATTAATAACTAATGGTACAGTAGGAGTTGTTCCAATTTTTTTATCAACATTATTAATGTTAAGGTTATATCTATTTTGAATTCCTAAACCAGTCTCTAACATTGAAACAAATAGTTGTAACTTACTTTCACCTTCTAGTGGTTGAATTTGATCATTTCTTAAACCAAAGTCACCAAAGGTAAATGCAACTATATCTCTAAGAGCTCCTTCATTTGTTTGTGTAATAGAATTAATTACTTGAACAGCAGCTCTTACTCTTTGATGTGAGTTCATTTGCTCAAATTCTGATTGACTAAAACCAGTCAGTAATCCACTAAGTTCACTAGCTAATTGATCCATTGAAACTGGAGTACCAAGTGCCAGTTCTAAACTACTGCGTAGTTTTTCTGCACTCCATTTTTCACTGTTAGCATTTATAGTTTCACCTGGTATTTCTAGTTTTAGTTTGTCATCTACTACATAAGGAATCATCTGAGCACCCAATGCTGATGCTACACGAATAGCGTGTTTATCTCTAAACACTAATTCCTTTGTAAATGCTCCCGTTTGTTCATATGATGCAGCTAAATTTACATCTCCTCTAACCAAAGCTGACAATGCTAATGGAACTCTTAAATTAGCGTCAATAAAAGCTCTAGAGTCTGGTGAGTTAAGTTTAATTAACATCTGATCTACGTTTGTAGAATTTGCCCAATTGCCGAGAATAGCCGCTCTACGAACAAAGTAATCTGCTCTATGAATTTGTGGTGTTGTTCCAGTTCTAGCTGCTTCCTGCTTAAAAGTAGTTCCTAGAGTAGCTAGTAATGTTAGGTCATATTTACCACCTGGAGAACGTAGATAGTCTGGTCCACCCTGAGCAATTCTAGTTAATGCCATATCAATTGTATTGTTAAATAGCTTTTTGTCTGCTTCTCTAGCATCGGGAGCAAAAGCTCTCTTAGACATAAATGCAGCATGCAGTAGATTGTATCTTGCTTCTTTAGTCCATGTACCGTCTTCATCAATAATTTTAGCTGGTTGACCAACAACATCAACACGATCTTGTCCAGTTAAGATTCTATCCGATTGTTGTTTAAACTCTTGTACTATTTCTATATAAGATCGTTCTTCTGTTGGAGAACTAGCGGAAGGTGTTGGAATTTGTCTAACCATCGCAGGAACAGAAGCAATCATTTCAGTAATACCCTTATCCACCGCATCTGCATATCCACTCATAAATGGAAAACTAGATTCAACGCTAGAAACAAAACCCGTTAACTCTTCTTTTTCAAGTGGTGATAAACGTGGATTTGTTTTTAAAGAATCTCTACTAGTTCTATATCTATGCAAGAGGAAGATAAATTCTCTACTTTCAGCGCTATTAGAAGCACGTCCTGATAGAACTTCTACAGCAATTGAAGGTCTTACCATTCCTTCAGTATGTGTAATTGTTGGTGAAAACTTATCTGCTTGTTTGGTAATTTTATCTACATCAAACATACTACCAGGTGTAAATCTTTTTTCTCTTAGTTCATTAAACTTAGCAATTTCTAAGTCTCTTGCAGCATTTAAATACTTTAAAACACCATCAAAGTTATTAAGGCTAAATCCCTTTTCAATTAATTGTCTTTGTTCCTCAACTGAAAGAGTCTTAAACCAAGAATTAACATTAGGATCTTCAACCCATCCATCCTTGGTTCTATAAAACTTTTGTAGACTTTCTACAGAAATTCCTAATTTAGCGGCAGTTTTAGTAATGCTAGTTTCAACTGTTTTATTTATATCTTCTGGATCAGCATAAGCACCTAAAGTTCTAGCAACAGTACTCATTTCTTCTAAGTCTCTACCAATTTCTTGATTTAGTCTTTCTTGTACTGGTTTACTTAGATATGCCATAGTTTTGGCATTATTAATTACAAGTCTTTCTGCTGCTTCTTCAGGGGTTTTACCTAATCCCTCTAGTTCTTTTGGGGTAAATGCTAGAGTATCTAAGACTACTTGTTTATTGTTGCCTGTATTTAACCATTCATCAAATAACTTTATAGCAACATCTACACGTTCAACAGCCGTCATATTATTCCACTCTGGGAACATATTTGCAATGTTTTGATCTGTTCCTTGTGTAATTGCCTGATCTAGTTGTTCTGTCATTACAGGAACTAAACCAAAAACAAAAGTTCGTTTTTCTGCTCTAGGTATATCTAGTGTATTTAAGTGTCTAGCTGTATTATCTAATAAAAATCTAATAGCAGATACTTTATCATTGGATGTTTCTAGATTTTTCTTTGCTAATTCAAGGGATGTAACTGCTTCTTGTTGGGTTTCAGATAATCTAAAATCAGAAGATACCGCCATAATTTCTTGTGCTTTTTGAAGAGCTAAACCAGGAAGTTGTCTTGCTAATTCTTGGTAAACTTCAATTGGGGTATTTGGATCTAGTTTGTTAATTAGATTTTCTTGAAGGTATCCATGAATGTTTTTGGCAAATGTTTCTGTATCAGGTGAAAGCCGAGCAATTCCTTCTAGATCAAAGAAAACTTTATATTTTTCCCTGAGTTGATCATTGCCGTACAAAATCTTTTTTCTTTCTTCTTCGTTTGGAACTTGTATTGCCGAATTAACACTTAAAGGAAACAAAGAAACAGCGTCTTGTACTTTTTTCTGAATTAATCTAGAACCAGTTTCAAATGTTTTAATTCTAAACCAGTTATTATACTTTGCAGATGGATACTGAGAAGTATATTGTTTTTGAAATATTTCTTCTAGTTCTGGAGTGTCACCACGAGTTAGGTTTTCGGGTCTATTTAAAAACTCAACAAAACGTTGTCGATATCGTTTTTCTTCATAAGCGTTTCTACCTTCTTCAGATAACCAGCGCCTATCTGCACCTACAGCAATCTTTTCTTTCCAACCATCTCCCATTACTGGAGTCCAGGAATCTTTTAGTAGTTTCTCTAGTTGTTCCTTTTTTTCTTCTGGAGTAAGGTCGGATTGATCTAGTTTATCATATTCGACTTCTAAATTAGAAATTTTTCTTTTTTCTTCTATTTCACTAATCTTTGAAAAGATATTGATTGAGCTTTCAACTCCACCAGCAATCTGTGCTAAGCTACTATACATAGCTTCTTCGCTAGATGGTCCTACTTGTTGTGCTGCCTGTCCTAATTTAACCTGACCTCCGCTAATTTGCGATTGGCGAAATTCTGGGGTTGGTTGGATAGGAGCTACTGATGGACCGATTGGTTGTTGATTTAATAAACTTTGTATATTAATTTGAGACATTAATTATCTCCGATACCAATTTAAAGTAGAAGAAGGGCTAGAAGTTCTTTGAAATGTAGTTTGAGATGCTGTTGAATTATAAGTATAACCACTAGGTGCTTTACTTAAATTTGTACCATATTGATTAGACTTACTTGTGGTAGCTGTAGGTGTACTCTTCATTCCTTCTAAACCAGCAGCACCTAGTGCTCCTCCTATTTGTAATAGTCCAGAAATCATTCCACCAGATTCAGCAGCAGAAGGATCACCGAAGATAGGAGCATCATTGTAAAGTTCAATATTTGGCATAAATATATTATCTGTTTGTTGGTTAAGCATATTCTGAGTTTGTTGATTAATATTCTTTATCTGAGCCATTCTGTTCTTTTCTAACTGCATAGCATTAGATAAACTATTTAGGGACTGCATTGTTGCTAGTGCTCCATACATTCCACTACTTGAAGAAACTCCTCGACCAGACATAGCATTAAGTAATGAAGCTTTTTGTTGCATTATTTGATTTGACAGTTGTGACTGTTGGAAAGAGGTTTCATTGTTAAGTGCTTCTTTAGAGTCATACTGATAACCATAAGCTGCTTGAGCTATTGCATTATTTCTTTTGAGTTGTTGAGCAAATGCGTATGCATTTTGAAATTGATCTCGTGCATTATTCAAAGAAATCTGACTATTACCTCGTATCCAATCACGCATTGCTTGCTCGTTTTGTCGCCTAATGGCAGCACCTTGAGCTTTACCACCAAAGATTGAACTTACTCCACCAGCTACAGCCGACCCAATTGCCAGCATTGTCATTGGTTCCATGAATTACTCCTTACCAGCCCCATTGGCTTTTACGATTTTTAGGTTTTTGATTAGTAGCAACAACCCGTGTAGCACCACTAGTTGGAGCGTAGTCACTGGCTCTAAAGTTATTAGCCCAGTCCTTAACTCTTTTTTCCCATTCTTTCTTTTTATAATCTTCCGTAGCCTTTTCGGTATCGGTAGACATATGGGATTTATAATACTCTACGGCTGCTGACAGCACATCCACCCTATCGTCGTGCTTCAAAGCCCCCCGACCTCTATGAAGTCTTGTTAGTTGTATTTGATTATTCTGATCCTTAGCCGCCTTGCGTGACATGACTAGGCGATGCATAGCCATTACAGGCTCCAAGGTAGATATAATTCTTAATTCCTTTTGACCAGTTACCCTGTACTCCTCTACCCCAACTTGGTGGGGACAGTTCTTCATTAAGAATGGAATCAATACTTTGGTAAATAAACCATCACCAAAGTTAGACTCTACACGGACTAGGGGTAATTGATATTCATTTACAATCTTAGCAATCTTATTTAAAGTAGCATCATCATAGCCACCTTGGATACCTAGGAGTTCATGGATGAATATAGTACCACTGAGGACTGAGGATACACATAAGCCAGTTTCATCAGCTCCTCGGCCACTAGGGTCTATACTTAGGTGACTATGGTTGTATTTAAGATAATTATTACTAATGTACATAGGCTCTGAGATTAAATCACCAGAGATACCAAAGTTAGGCATATCCTTTAGGGGATTCTGTCCTTGCCAGACAATCTTATCTGGACCGATCTCTGGATCTAGATCCATGACTATTAGATCTCTAAGCTTTAGTGGATACCTATCGGCATCAGCAAGGGAGGTCACCAGCTTGTATTGCAGGGCGTAGTGACTAGGGCCGATTTTAGCCCGTCTGGAGGCAAGCTCGTCCTTGTTGAACCGTTCGGGCTGGGTGGCGTCCCCTGGCTCTATATCCAATCCTAGGACCCAGGAAGCCACGTTCTCAATCTCGGCTGGAACTGAGGTGTCTGGCATCTCGGCTGGATACTTAATCATGGGGTAGGATTCTTTAAGGACATTGTAAACTGAGTCTTGGTAGTGAGGAGTACCTAGGAAGATAACTCTAGAGCCTTTATTTCTAATAGATTCCAGTTCTGCCAGCTTCTTAAGTAATGTTTCTTTACCTACTGGTGTTTCGTTCTTACCCGCAATCTCAATGTCGTCTAGAACTACACGGTCAGCGTGTAGACCTGTGATCTGTCCTGTAATACCTCTGGCAGCACAGTTTAGATCCTGTGTAAACTTGGTTCTAACCGCTAAGTTAAAACCAAGCGCATTGTCTTTATCCTCATCTCGTGGGATCATATACTTGCAATATGGAACCACAGACAGGATCTTTCTAGCCTGAGATACGAAGTCTATAGCCTTACCTTGGGTATTAGATAGTACCAGGAAGGTTAGATTAGGGTCCTTAAGCCATTCCCAGCTGGCTAGGCAAGCAGTAATGGTAGACTTACCAGTACCACGTCCTGCGGCTATAATGGCATCTGAGGGACCTTCTTGAATTTCTCGGGCTAGTTCATACTGAATTTGGGTAGGTTCCCCAAGGCCAAGATGCTTAAAACAAAAATACAAGTGGTTTCTAAAATCATCAATAACTTCTTGGGGAACTTTCATCAGTATGCTGCTTTCTTAATCTTGAATGGGACGGCATCCTTCATGGCTGCTTCGACTGCTTCAATTGACTCATTAGGAATGGTATTAACCTTATCCTTGTGATCGCTAAGGATACCGCGTACAACGGTGTAAAGTCCTGGTGTACGGCGGTCTGGATCGTTTAGGTCGCTGATTAGACAGTCTAACAGCTTTTCCTGCATGTCATTTAACTTTTCTTTCATATTAATTCTCCTTAATTAGTGGTGCAATTTCACTGACGTAAGATGGTGGAACACAGTACCAACCCTCAGGAATGGTGACGGGGGCTGCTGATAAATGCCATTCCTGATTCTGTAATGTATAGATCCTAACCTTACAGTTGGGTCCCAGTCTGATTGGGCTTCCCTCCTGCACCAACACTGTTCTGCTGCCGCATCCATTCATCAATCCTAGAACCAGCGCGGCGAAGACGAGGTATATCCACAGTGGAATCCACAGCCATTCTGCCTTGCTCAACCCTCTTAGAAAGATATTCAAACAATGCGAGGGCAATTGCCATAATGATTCTATCAAGCATTGGTTCCTGGAGCTGGGGTTTCGGCTGGATTCTTAGCATCCTTAGCCAGAATTAGACCAATACCAGCAATCACAGCGGCTACGGCTGAAGCAAAGTCAGCAGCGGTGGCTGGATCGCCGTCAAACATAGCAGTGAGTACGCCACCTACAGCAACGCAGATAGCACCAATACCAGCAATAGTTGTATTACGATTATTCATTGTTTCTTCCTTTCGAGTTCAATTACTCTTTGTTTTAAATCATCTAGCATCGCGCCATGCTTTGCATCATTAGATGATATTTGAATCTGAGCTTTTACTAAATCTTGTACAATAACCTTTAGTTCAGATAAGTCTTTATCCGTCTTATCAATTAACTGAGATCGTTTTCCTATGTCAATAAAAAAACCTCCTACCCCAGCAGCTAAAACAACCAATTGAGCCCACTGGGCTAATTCACTAGATTTTTTCTCTTGTTCCATATTAATCCCCATTAATTAATTAGTTAAACGGCATTGTTGTTCCAGAAACTAAAGAAGTAGTACCATCTGTATTTAGTACAGATAAACGAATCCACATATTACTAGGAATACCTAGTCTAGTAAACTTAACGGCACATTCATTACGACCAGCAGCAGCAACTAATTTAGGTGAATAAACAGTTCCACCAAGGTTAACCACATCTACACCAAATTCTATACCATCTGCATCTATATTACTGATTGCATCGTTATGTAGATAGAAAGTCCAAGAACCACGATCAGCGTCGTCATCTTGAGTAGCATTAAGTAAATTAGTTGTTCCGTCTGGATCATAACTAGGAATTGGTTCTCTGTATACTTTTGCGTATCCAATTGATTTTAATCGAGGTACACTGATACAGAGATTAATTACATATTGCTTAGTAGCAGTATTTCCCAGTTCTCTGTATTCAAAGTGTTCATTTTGTATAAACACCTTAACATCATTTTTACTTAATCTAGTTTTAGTTCTTTGTACTTGTCTTGGTGTATTATTTTTTCTATAGATTTCTGCTTTAGTATTTTGGAAAACAGCTCTTATATTTGCGTTTGGATGTTCATCAAAACCGTGTTCTAATATAAGAGCACTAGCAATAGATTCACTAGTAATGACATCAAAAGCACTAAATACATTGTCTTTAATAACTACTCTAAAGACATACTCATCTCGTGGATCTGGTACAAATAAACTTGCATCAGAGAATAAACGATTGCTGTCAAAATTAAAATGATGGGTTCCAATGTATCCATCAAAGAGTGGATCTGTTTTTTCCCAATAGTTAGGACGATAGGGCCAAGGATACATACTACTAGCATTTAAACTTGTATCCGTACCACCAGTAGTTATATCTCCTGTTTTTCCTAGTTGTTGGAAATAAACATCATAAAGATTTAATCCAAGTTCAGTAGTTCCAGCAGTTACTCCAGATACAGCCCAATCAATATCAGCTTCGTTGAAATGAGCATTACCACCATCTCCAATCCAAGTTGATGTCCAATTTCCCCAGAATTGATCTGCCTTAAATACATTACCCATTCCAGGAGACGTTACTGAACTACTTCCATTTGCTGTATAATTTAAATCACCAGCACCAGTAAATCGAACAGAACTAGAAAAAGCAGAGTTAGTTGCAGCAGAAGATCCAAAGGCAGTTTCAGGCCATGTTGATGCTGCTGTTGTTACAATTGCAGATGTATTATATTTAAAAGCTAAAGCTTGTTTGTTATAGTATATTATTTGACTTGGGATTTTAAATAAGCAGCTACTAGCAGCTTCAGATGATTCTAAACGTTTATAACTGATATTCTCCCAACCATTGTAATCTACACTAAGTAAGAATGACTTAGCAAATCGTGCTTGATTGTCGTAAAGTTTAACTGTTGTTATACCGCTTGCTAGTCCAGAACGGACACCAGCAAAAGCAAAATCTCTTAGTGCGGTTAAGTATTCATCTCTTGTAGTACTACTTGAGTTCTTTAAGTTAGCTAAAGTAATATCACTAAGGATTGTAAAGTTACCGCCAGTTGTAACTGGGATATTACAAAGTGCAGTAGTATAGCACTCAGGAATATTTAAATAAAAAGATTTAATATTCTTACCAAAGAGTTTACTATATGTTGTTCCAGCTTCT